ACCTTTAATTATAAACTAAACCCGCTTTTTTACCAAGCACTTCTTATGTGAGGTTGTGGGTTATTAAAAACAAATTTTATTATGATAGTAGGTCGTTACGAGTTATTTCAAACCAATGATGGAAGAGCAATTTATATTAATAACTTTTTAGTTGATGACAAAAATAGATGTCCTGATTATTGGTTAGGTTGGGATGAGTGGGTTAAAAAGCTACAAAATACAGATTTTTATGATTTTTTAAAGAGAAGTGAATTAATTAATGAAATTAAAAAAAATCAAATAACATGAAAACTGAAAAATTATCTATTAAAATATGGTGTGAAAAAAGAACTTTTTTGCAAATATTATTAAAAATAGAATCACTGCATAATTGGCAATCAAGAGCAGTTAATCGGTATGGATTATCAACTTATGAGGTATGTTTAAAATGTGGAAACGCAATACAGAGAAATAAGCTAAATGAATATCCAACATTTATAGAAAGCGAAAGATTAAAAGAATTTGACGACCAATTTGACAAGCATGGGAAATATATTTTTAACGATTACAAATCTAAATCTTAGCAATCTCACATAACGTTTCGCATCTTGGCGAAGTTGCGAAATTTAATACTGAACACGCAAATACAAACTAATCTTTAAAATTAAAAACCATGTTTAAAAACACAAACCCAAGTCGCAATTTTGCCAAAATGCTGTTAGTGGCTGTTCTTTTTTCTTTTGCCAGCTGTGAAGAAGTTTTAAATTATCCTATATATTCATTAAAAACAGTTACTTACATTCCTGATAGTTTAAAAATAGAACATAGAAAATGGATAACAGAGACAGTTAGAGCAGCTAACCAACAATTATCTGCAGGGGATTATGAAGATATTGACCAAACAATCATACAAGCGGAAAGGACTGCTGAGAATATATTTTCAGTTAAATTAATAGGGTTGAGAAAACAGATTAATGATAATCACTGGGAAGACTTAGAACTAAAACCTAATGAATTAAATTCGCAACAGAAAAAGGTTCTTGATTCTTTACAGAATAGCCACTAACTATTGGCTAACCGCTATAAATGTGTTACAATTTATAAAAAAACCCACTAAAATTAATTAGTGGGTTTAAAATATAACCTATAATATTATGCTACAGTTGTAAAATCTCCAAAGATTACAGCGTTAGGTCTTTCAACTGCTAGTGCAATTTGAGATTCAATTCTAGCTGTAATGTTGTTCTTTGAAAAGTTATCTTTATCCTCAGTAGAAAACTCTAAAGTTAGTCCTTCAGTAACAACCTTTTGAACATAACTCCAATCTCCAACAAAATACTTGTTTGCAGCTAACCATGTAGCCTTAAATAAAGGTATACCATTAACTCTAAGTGTACCACCTTCCATAGTCACAATGCCTGGCAATCCATATCCTGCACCTGTAGATTTCTCAATCAACATAATAGCCCAATAATCAGCAGGAGTAATAACAATCCCATTAACTGCATAATCAATGCCTTCTAAAACCGCAACGTTTTGAATTAATCTCTCAATTCTATTACCGCTTGTTAAAACAGATGCAGTAGCTACAGCAGCTAGTTCTCCACTAAATTTAGCGTTTTCAGCTTTAAAATAATCACGTCTTAAAGCACGTGGAATGAATGACTCAAGGAATGGTAAGTTATTACGCATCTTCTTGGAGTAAACAGCACGACCTGCTAAATAATCAGTAGATACATCTACCATTGTTATATCATAGTCAATTTGTGATTTATCAGAACCTTCTGCAACAGTAGAGATAGAGCCCTCGCTAGTTGTTTCTCTTGGGAAAGTATAAGTTCCTCCAGATATCGCAACTGTAGAAACTAAATCACTAAAGTTTAGTAACTGAGAAGGAACGATTTGAATAACGTCAGAATAGTCTCTATTTTGGTCTCCTGTTAGGTTTGCCCCTAATGTCATATTACCAACTGCCTTAATGTCAATTTGCAATTTAGTAGCTTTGTTACCTACTTCTCCAATTGCAGCAGCATTTTCTTTAATTGATTTTACAACTACCTCACCGTAACTTTTAGCTTCTTTCAATTCTGTACCCTTTTTTTCGTTTAATTTAACATCTAATAAATCTGCATAATCTTGAATAGCTTTTAGCTCTACTCTTAGTTCTGATTTCATAGCTTCAAGGTCTGAACCCTTTACCATCTTACCCTCTAGGTTTTCAATCATACCCTTAACCTCTGTTGCATTTTCAGTAGATTTAGTTTCTACTTGCAACTTAATAGCGTCTAACGCTGTTTTAATCTCTAATGCTTCCATTGTTTTGTTTTTAAAATTTGAATCCTTTTAACGTGTCTAAAATAAGCGGCTGTTCGTTTAAAGTGATATTTTCTATCGGCTCTTTAGATAGTGCTTTTAATATTGTCTCCAACTCTCTTAATCGAGTGTCTGAATAGTCTAAATTGTAAGCTTTTTGTGCAATCTCCATAATTCCATAAAAACTATTTAATCCTTTCATTCCTTGCACTGTAGCTAATTCATTAGCAGCATGTGAAGTTAAGAATGAATATTCAAATAATTTATATTCGGTGATCATTGATTTATTGCGCTGATCTCTTTGCATAACTTGGTAACCTATAGATAATTCTGCGTTCATGCCGTTTTCAAACATCATCTTAACGTCAGTAAACATATCCCTAGACATCTCTTTATTCATGTTGAATTGAGAGGTTGTCATAAGACCATATTCATCCATTGTATCTATTTCTAGCGGTACACCTAACATCATGTTAGAATTATGGTCTTTAAGAACTCTAATTCGTTTAAAGTTCTCCTTTACGGTTTTATCAAAAGAACCAAACATTGAAATATCATCATCGGCATCTATATTATTGTAGGCATTAGCATAAGCCATTATTATACCTTTGCTTTCGTCTAAATCTTTTAAATCGTACGCAATCTGTTTAAATTTCATTTGTTTATTTATTTAATTATTCTGGAAAATCTACACCATAAAATACAATTACATTGTGAATAGTATTAGCTTGTGTTGGTACAGTAAATGTTGTATCTACCCCAACAACTTTAGATATTATTGGCTGAGCAGGCTGTAAATTAAGAACTGAAATAGCATCTCCTAAAGAACCAGTTTTCACTGTATTTCTAAAACTAAAATTACCACCTAAATTTGTTGCAGTAATAAAACTACCAACCGTACCTGTAATTACAGCGGAAGAAAGAACTTTATTTATTAATATAGCGGTTATATAATGTACCTTTCCCACTACGGCAGGCAATGTCACTACTAAATTATTTCCAGTAACTGATAATCCATTTACAATTAAATTGTTGTTCATGTTTTATTTATTTATTTATTGTTCTTTTCTGATTAAACTTCCATTTGCGTTTTTCTTTGGAACTAATGTCATTATACATCTGCAATTAATTATGTTGCCCGCTAATCCTAAATCTTGGTCTCCCGGGTACATAACCTCATTATCACCATCTTTGCCATTAACAACAAATAAATCTTCTAAATCAACTGTATTATTATTCATATTTAGATGATCAAATTGATCTTCTGGCGTTACCCTTGTTCTATCACTTTGAATAGATACCCATTTCTTTGTCATTACCAACCTACTTGCTCTCCCTGCTTGCAATGTAGCATAATTGCTTATAGTTGTAGTTTCAGTTCTTGCTATTCTTAACGCTTGATATCGATAGAAATTATTATCTCTAACCTTATCATATATTAATTTTCTAATTTGCATTATATTTAAATCCTCACTCTTATATGCATCTTTAATTATATTTACAATTGCATCTATCATAGTTTCAGATACCGTTGTAATCCGCGACCCTATACTATTAATTAATACCCTATTAATAAGATTATTAAAAAATACTTCAAAGAACGTTAAACCTATATCTTTTGTGTCATTATCTATATTCCTAACGACAAACTCACCATGTTTTAACCCTATAGTCCTGTACAACTCAATATACATACTTTTAATGTGTTTTACATCAAAACCATCATCTAATGTAATTTGAGCATTATCAACCGTTACATTGCCTAAAGATAATCCTTTTATTATAATTTTTAAATGCTTTTTTACAATTCTATACGCTTGCTTCTCATAACTTTTTTGCATTATAATATAAGTTTGCCTGTATTGGTCTGTTGTCATTCAAATGCATTATTAATATCTGTATTGCTAACTTGGTCTACACCTATAGGCATTAAGTTCATTGGCATATAAATATTGTCCATTCCTTCTAAATCAGATGTTTCGTATTTTAACGCTGTTCTAAACTCATTAGGGGTTATCGGTGCTTTACTTAACCAATCCACCATAAAACCCATATCCTCCTGCATCTCTGGCAATTCGCTCGCATCAAATTCCATTATACTATTTTCGTATCCTTTAAACTTCTGTATAAATCCTTTGCTAAATGCTTCGGAAAAAAGCATTAAATCAGGCATAATGTTATCCGTAACTACCCTTTTTTGTGCGGCTTTTAAAGCATCAGTGCTATTTAAACCGCTTCCACTATCATTGTTTAATAACTCATCATTCCAAATTAATACGTTACAAATTGTCTTTCGATCAAATGCTAAATATTCAAATGGCTTTAATTCATCAGTAGTAAGAGATATGCGTGTAAATCCTAATTCACCACTTGACCCAGAGATATTAGCAAACCTTCCCTTTTCGCTATCCATCTGCTTAATTCTATCCTTAATTCCAATAGCTTGTTCAGCACTTAATGGAGTTCCCTTGCCATGGATAAAGCCAAAAACACCGCTATTACTCATTGTCTTAGCGTTGTTATCTATCGCTTCGTTACTTGTCTGAATATTTCTTAAAGCAGCCGATAGTTCGCTTAATCCGTATAAATGCCTACCCATCTCATCATAAAATGGATTAGGACGTTTAATGTGAATTATCTCGTATGGGTAAAACTCGACAAATGATTTTAGATTATAAATAATATAATGATCAATAGGAGATTCTAAACCATACATTAAAGTTCCTGTTTTTAAAACAATCTCAACCTTGTCAGCAGGAAGTACATATAACTGCATAGGAACACCTGCGTTAGGTCCTTCTTTAGGGCATACTTTATAAAAATAGCAATTACCTGTAGTTTTAAGATAAGTTTTATAAAGTGCTAATATATCCCCCCAAGTTTGGTTAGGATTAGGCTCAAGCATTGGAAAAACTTGCTCTTCATCATCATAAGCCTTATTAAGTAAAGATAGTTTTGTTTTGTTTTGTAAGTAACTAAGATTGTTTTTAGTTGCTTTATAAAGATTTATTAGTTCGTTTCTTGCCTTTTTATCTTTTACCTTTTTAATTGAATAAGGAATAGATGCGGTTTTAACTGACATTTGATTAATAACTGCAAATACATCAGGATTGTCTCCATATCCTTTATTAAGTATTTCTGTATTTGTATTATCATACCTTGTAAAACCTCCACCAAAAATGCTAAATATAGCCTCGTTGAGTTTATTAACTATTGTATCTTTACCAATTAACGCATTAAATGCACTAGAAAATCTATTCGCCATAATAGTGTTTATAATACAAATATACTAATTATATTTAATATATTTTTAAACCTTTATTTAAAGCAAAAACCCCGCTAAAACTAATTAGCGGGGTTTTTGTTTAAAAAGGGCAGTTTTCTTTTTTTGGTTTTGGAATTAACTCATTGTATTCTTTTTTGATCTTCTCGCTTATTGCATCCCGAATAAATTTACCTATTTCAATATTATAAGAACGCATTTTAATCAATGTATTATACTGAATATCTGAAAGTCTTATTGTCTTGGTTTTAATGTATGTTTTCATAAATTGTAACACATTTATAGCGGTTAGCCAATAGTTACAAGCAATACTACGACAGAACCTCGTAATCAAAAGGAAGTGTAATTCTCGCAACTATTCTAAAAGACGTTTTATCTATTGGTAAACTTTCGTGCAAAAACTGACTGTTTCCATAATAAACCACATTTGGTTTCATTAAAAAACCTTCTCCTAAACCTTTTATTCTTGTGCAATCTCCACCAACATAAGCATTCCCTTGAAAAACTCCATTCCAACCCTTACAAGCAGGATAAGTAGAAGCAATTAGCATTCCGCCTGTATTACTTTTATAAGATAATTTGTGTTCTAAAGAAGATAAAATCCTTCCTCCTTCGCCAACCTTCCATCCATTACCACCTCCGCCATCACCCAACTTTAAAGATGGTAAGTAATTACCATCAATATGAACACCGCCACGTCTTTGGGTTTTACCTTCTTCAACTAATTTTCCGTCTAATGTTAGATAGGCAATTCCTCTTTTAATGGGTAATGCTTCAATCATTTTAGACACCATTTTTTTAAATTCATTTGGTATTTCTAATAAGTTTTTAAGATTAAAAGGGAGCATTTTAACTTCTCCTGTAAAACTTGGAATTTGAACTTCGTAAAGTTCTCTTGAAATTGATGTAATCATAATGATTATATTTAAAATTAGTATAAGTATAAGTACTGCTTGTAACAGCCGTTTGGCAATAGGGCAAATTATGAGGTGTCATCATATTTATTTTTCATAAGACATTTTGTTTTAGCCGAAAAATATCGGATTTTAACTTTGCCCCATCGCCAAGCGGCGAGGACGTTATAGGCAAGGCTACTCGAATAACTGATTACGATTATACACTACAACAAAATCTTTATTAAAAATGTCCTTTGAGATGAATGCCCTGTCTCTTATTGGCTTGACATCATTCTTATCCCTGTAATGTAAACTATAAAGCCATCCATCACCATCTACTTCATAGCAAAATCCTTTTATAAAATTTTCTGCTTTATAATTACCTTTTTCTTTAAAAATATCTTCAAATTTCATTATATTTTAGTTTATTATAAGCCCTACCTATAACAGCAGATAGGCAATATGGCGAGCTTTTCGGTTAATATTAATTTTAGTTTTTCAATTCAAGTTTATTGGTGGTGGAAAGTTCGTCGCTCCAAAATCCGCCACATCGCCTATCTGCGAAACGTTGTGCGAGATGCTAGTTTGAGTATACAGAAAATAACAATTCTTTTTTAGTTAATGCAAAATATAGGTTTTGCAGCTCGTGAATATAATTCAATCCTGTAGGATTAGGGATTTTTAATAAAATCCATTTAGTTGCCCAATGGTCATTATCGAAATTTGCTTTATTAATCCATTCTTTTTTTATTTCTATTGGCTTCGCTTGCCATTTTTCTAAAAACATACCGTCAAACACAATTCTATTCTTTTCTAATCCTATAACTGAAATTATTTTACCTGAATTTTCTTCAATAAATAAATTTCCTAATCTTAATTCATTTGCATTTACATTCATAATTTTATATTTTAATTTGTTAATATTTAAAATCACCATCGCACAACATCAGTTATAAGAAATGGCAAGTTTTGTGGTTTATTCATGTTAATATTTCGCAAGGCGTTTAGTAGTAGCAGAAAATTTATCGTTCCGAACTTTGCCACTTCTTATAGCTGCGAAACGTTA